GAGATGGCGTACCGCGAGCAGGTAGACGGCATCAGCCTTGCGTTCGTCCGCGGCTTCGACATCATCAACCGCGTCTACATCAGCCGTTTCGACGTGCTGTTCGGCCAGTTGACCACACGGGCGCAGCTTGCCTGCCGGATCACGCGGTGAGTAAGCGCGGTGCCTGACGGAGCATAACCCACCCTAACCAAGACCCGTCAGCCTAAATGCTGGCGGGCAAAAGGAAAACGAAAATGAGCATAAGAGTCTACACAGGCAACCAAGACGACGGCGTTACCATCGGCATCAACAGCAAAGATCCCGTCTGTCTCTACAACTCGTCACCGGTCCCGCAGCGGATCAACCCCTGCCAGAGTCCTGTCGTCCCCAACACTGGCGGCCAAGTCGTTACCTATCAGCAGTCCCTTACGGTAGCTTCGATTGCGGCCAACACCGCCGCAGAGCAAGCCATTACCGTTGGCACCACTGCCGGTAACGGTCCTCTGACCACCGATTTCATGGCCGCCATCAACAAGCCGACCGCGCAGGCTGGCATGGGTGTTAATGGCGCCCGCATCAGTGCAGCCAACACCCTACAGATCGTGCTTTCTAACCCGACCAATGCTGCTGTCACCCCGACTGCCAACCAGGTTTACAATGTGACCTTGCTGCGCGGTCTGCCGGTTCACTCGCAGACCCTCACTCCCGCCGCCGTTCCGGCCAGTGCCGTAGCCGGTGTGGGATCGACCAGCGAGCAGGTTTTCAACCTTACCCCCGTAACCGCCGTCGGCACCGCTGTCGTCAATACCGCGGGGGGCGTTTCCGGGGTGCTGATCACCACCAACGGCTCAAACTATACCACGCCGCCGACGGTTGTTTTCAGCGATCCGGCTACCGGGATCACCGGCAAGGGTGCTACCGGCCTGCCAGTAATGAGCGCTGGAACGGTTATCGGCGTGCAGATCACCAATCCGGGCAGCGGGTACAATTCAGCCGTGCCGCCGACCGTCAGTTTTATCGGTGGGAACGCCATCGCCCCCGGTATGGCCCTCATGGTTACGAAGCCGACCACACAGGCCGGTCTTGCCATCGGCAACTGCCGGATCGTGGCTAACAACCAGATCGCCATTACCTACGTCAACCTGACTTCGGCAGCCATCACCCCGACTTCCGAGGCGTACACCATCGCCGGTCTGCACACGATGCCCCCCGGCGACAACGTAATCAGCTACGGCGTAGTCGGTACCGGTCTGGTGTCCGTGGCTTCGATCACTTCGAGTGAGCAGTCCGTTACGGTCAACGGCCTGTTGGCAACCGACATTCCGGTTGGGGTGTCCAAGCCGGCCCTCACCGCGGGTCTACTTAACGGAACGGGTCGCATCAGTGCTGCCAACACGTTGCAGGTTCAGTTCATCAACGCTACACAGGGGGCACTTACACCGTCCGCCACCGAGATTTACGGCGTAACGGTATTGTCTCAGTCGCCGGTGGTGCCGTTTACCGTGCTGACCCCCAAACTGGCACCGGTCAGTATCGCCGCTCAGACTACGGCAGAACAGACCTTCACCGTGACCGGTCTGCCATTCATCAACTCGTCGCCCAGCACGGTTATTGTCAACAAGCCGTCGGCACAGGCTGGTCTGGCTATCGCCGGATGCAGGGTAACAGCTGCCAACACTCTCGGCATTACTTTCGAGAACGTGACAGCCGCGGCAATCACACCATCCACCGAGGTCTACACCGTCGGCGTGTTCAACGCTGTTGGCGCGGGCGGCGGCGTTCCGGGCAGCTGGGTTGCTTTGTCGGCCCGCACCGGCATGGTTCAGATGCTCAATCTGGTCAACGAAATGCAGCAGGCGCTTTCTGAGTCTGGAATAGGGGCTTTTGAAGGCGGGGCATAGGGCAGGACAGGCGGGCCGTCAACGAGGCGGCCCGCCTTTTTAGTAGACAGATCGGCTAGAATAAGTTAATACGACTATACACTTTGGCTAAAGGCCACGCATTCCACTACAACAGGGGGTAAGATGATGCACTACAGAAATGGAAGAGAAGCAAACAACGGGGACAGGGTTGTCAGCCTCGGTAATTGTGCCGGCGGAAAGATCGAAGCAGTAGGCATTCTTGTGAATGCTGTAGCCGGGGACGACCACTGTAACGGGCAAATTGTCACTATTCATGGCTGGAACAACGGTACCGCCACAGTGTCGGGAGCCTGCCTGTGTGACTGCCTACACGCTGAAGACGTAGAAGCAATGCTGGCGGAAAAAGGGTTGGATAAGCGGCCTGAAGGGAAGTAATACGACTATACGCCTTGGGAGGGGTGGAAAAATGACACGACAGGAACGGATTGACAAGCTGGTAACAGACATCAACGGTCTGGTAGACGAATGCCGGGTGCAGGAGTTGATTACCTACGCCGAGATAGTGGGCGTTCTGGAACTGGTGAAACACGACATAATGAACGAAGTAACCGCGGGCTAACCGCCTATTAAACCCGGAGGGGTGGGAAAATATGAAGATTTTTATCGCAGTACCGAGTTTCGACAAGAAGATATTTGCCAACTGCCATCAGTCCTTGATGAATGCGTTGCAGGTACTTCTTGCCAAGGAAATACCGTTCGAGTTCTGCTATGAGGTAGGACTGCCTTATATCAGCATGGCGCGGAACAATCTGGCCCGCAAGTTCATGGAGTCGGACTGTACCGCCATGGTGTTCATTGACGCCGATGTGGGGTTCGCACCAGGGGCGTTTTATGACCTGATCATGTCCGAAGAGGATCTGATCGGCGGTGCTTACCCGAAGAAACAGGATGCCGAAGAGTACGCCGTCCGGCTGAAAAAGGGTGATGATGAAAACGCCATCCTGGTCAATGGTGTGCTGCAAGCCGAAGGGCTGGCAACCGGTTTTATGAAAATCAGCCGGTCCGCACTGGAGCAGTTGCAAACCGCTCACCCGGAGCTCGTCTACGCCGATGGTATATCGGGCAAAAAGACCTACAACTTTTTCGGCGAGTACATCAAGGACGGGCGGATGTACTACGACGATTTCGGCTTTTGCCATCTCTGGGAACAGCTTGGTGGCACGATGTGGGTACTGCCGAATATCACTTTTACCCATACCGGCAGTAGAAACTACGAGGGTAATCTGCACGAATACCTGTCCAAGCAGCGTCCCGAAGCGGTTTTGAAAGCACTCCGTATTGACGGGTTTATGTCCGAGGAAGAGCTGACTTGGCTCTACGCCAAGGCGCAGGAGATGGGCTACATAGCAGAAATCGGGTCGTGGAAGGGCCGCAGCACCACCGCTCTGCTGGAGGGCTGCCAGAAACTCGTACTGGCGGTCGATAACTGGTCAGGCCACGATCCGGCGAGCAACGGAATGCTGGAGGAAACGGCGGCGGATGAGGATATATACGCCACTTTCATGCAGAATACCGCGGCCTACTCGGAAAAACTGGTGGTCTGCCGCATGTCGTCGGTCGAAGCCGCCACCGCACAGTGCGGCAACCGGTTCGACATGGTATTCATCGACGGGGAGCACACCTATGAAGGCTGTAAAGCAGACATCGATGCCTGGTTGCCCCTGACGGATAAACTGATTGCTTTTCACGACTACTCGACCGCCTGGCCGGGGGTAATGAAAGCCGTCAACGAGCGGTTCGGCGTTGTGAAGGTTGTTGGTACCATAGCCTATGTGGAGGTAAACAAATGAAGAACATGCTGACCGGACCGGTGGGTAAACAAACCACCAAGCCGAAGAAAGTCAAGAAAACCAAAACGCCCAAGGTCAAGGCTGTACCAAAAATGACAAAAGTAAAGGGGATGAAATGAAAACCATTCTGTACAAAGAGGGCTGCGACCCGTTTACCGTGACCTCCCAGGAGCAGCTTGACTACCATTTGAACCAGGGGTGGGCCACAGAAGCGGTCAAGGGCGCAAAGCCAGCCGCCAGTCCGGCAGATACCGGCAAGAGTGATGACAAGGCGCTCAAGGCGGAAATCAAGTTGCTCAAAGACCAGCTCGCTGCTGCAACCGCCGTACCGTCCGTAGACGAGCGGATCAAGGAGCTGGAGGAAATCGTCGTGGCCAAGGATACCCAGATTACCGACATGCAGGCCGACTTTGAAGAGTTGACCAAGCAGATGTCGGCTCAGATTACGGACCTCAAGGACCAGCTCGGCAAGAAAAAATAAGGCGGGAGTGCCATGCCAATAACGTCGAACTACATTCAGGCAACAGACGGCTACTTCTATCAGCTGTCAATCGTCGATAACGGCGACGGCACTTTCTCCGAGCAGTACACCCGCGTTGCCGATCCGGGGCCGAATACGTCCGCGCCGGGGGTCATGCTGGTACAGGACCTTTTCATTGCCATGATGGAGATTATCGGTGCCACGACGCTCGACGAAACGCCTGATGCGTCCGACATGCAGAAATGCTTGCGGCACACCAACCTTATGCTGGCATCCTGGTCGGGCCGGAAACTGCTGCTGCAGACCGGCACGCAGGAGTTCTTTCAGCTCGTACCGGGACAACGTAGCTACACTATCGGCTTTGGGGGCAACTTCAACACCCCAAAGCCGATCAACATTACCTCCGCATTCATCCGCGACACGTCAGGCGTGGACTTCAACCTCACCGTCATGGAGCGGGATGAGTACGACGCAATCGAGGACAAGTTGCTGACTACCGGCAGACCCGAGGCAATTTTCTACGATGCAGGATCTACACAGCAGTCCGCCCAGATGGGAGCCATCAACTGCTATGGCACCCCCGACGCACCGTACCTGCTGGCTATCAACTCCCAAAAATACCTGACCGAGTTTACCAACCTGACGGATGCCGCCACTTTCGCCCCGGCCTATTTCCGCGCCATAGTCTACAACGGCGCCATAGCAATCTGGCGGCCCATGGGACGGCGGGGGGCAATCCCGGCCGACATCCAGAAGGCTGCCGACGAGTCATTGCGAATTATTGAAAATATCAACCACCGGCTGCCAATCATGAAGATTGATCTGCCCGGAACGTCCGCGCCCAGCGACGAAAGCAACATTATGTCCGGGGACTGGATCTGATGCCGCGACTTCCGTTCGTCCCCAGCGCCTACGGGCAGGGTCGCAGTGCGGCGTTCGAGTCGCAGCGGTTTATCAACCTGTATCCGGAGCTGGCGACCGCACCAGGCGCCAAAGGCATAGCGGCGTTGGTAGGCACGCCGGGCCGCCGGGTCTGGCATTCCAGCACTCTTCCACCCGTCAGGGGTCTTATTGGTTTCAATGGACTCTGCTACATCGTCCGCAGCAACAAGCTGGTTTCCATTACGGCGGACGGCCTGACCGAAACGGAGCTAGGAACGCTGCAAACCTCACAGGGGCGGGTATCCATCAAGCACAACGGACTTGCTTCAGGCGGGGTGGGGGGCAACCAGATTTGCATCGTGGACGGAACAGCAGGCTACATTTACGATGTGGTAGCCAACTCCTTCAGTACCATCTCCGGCGGCGGATTCCCCGCCACCCCACAGCAGCTCGAATACATAGATGGCTACTTTGTGGTCATAGACGGCTCCATGTCGTCGTGGACCTCCAACATCTATGACGGCACGACCTGGAACGCCCTGACACAGAATCCGGTACAGGCCGCACCCGACAACATCCGGGCGGTGCTCAACCTGCACCAACAGCTCTTTTTCATAAAGCAGTATACCACCGAAGTCTATTACGATGCCGGTATTCCCACGTCGTTAGGTTCACCGTTCAGCAGACTGCCGAGCGTGGTCATCGACTTCGGAACGTCGGCGCAGCAGTCCGTGGCCCGTGGTGATAACAGTGCGTTTTTCCTCGCCACCCAGCGGACCGACGAGGGGGGTTCTTTCGTTGGAGTAGTGGAGCTCAACGGCTATACCCCGACGGTAATCACCCCGCCCGCCATCACCTATCGGATGAGCTTGTCCACCGACCTTTCGCAGTGCTTTGGCTATGTGTATAATGACGAAGGGCACACGTTCTACGTTCTGACCAACCCGGTGGACGACTGGACGTTTGTATTCGATTCCACGACCCGTATGTGGCATGAACGGTCAACCTGCAATCTGATTGATACCAGCGTTCACCGCGACCTGAGTAACTGCTACCTGTATTTTAACAACATGCACCTTGTCGGGGACGCTTTCAGCGGCAACCTGTATGAGATGTCATCCCGATTCTACACGGATGCCGGCCGCCCGATCATCAGCGAACAGACCACCCAGCGACTTGCCGAAGAGGACTATCTGGAGGATATTTTCATTGGTGAGCTGAAAGTCGATGTGGAGACGGGTGGATCAGTAAGCGTTCCGGCGGTAGCGAACACAGTCCTGACAGCGGGTGCGGTCAGTCAAGTTACCCTGTCGTACTCGGGGGCGGACTATTTGACCGCACCTACGGTTATTGTACGCAGCGTAGACGGCAACGGAACAGGTGCAACGGCAACGGCTACGGTCGATGCTGGGTCGGTTACGCAGATTACGGTCAGCAATGGGGGCAGCGGGTACACCACTCCGCCGGAGGTCATATTTGCCGTCGCGGATCCCGAATCGACCGCCGGGCTGAGTGTATCCAGCGACGGGGGCCGCACTTGGAGCCGGGAGCACGCCCGGTCGATGGGTAAGACCGGTGACTATCGTAAACGGCTTATCTGGCGCGGTTTGGGCCGGTCCAAAGACCGGGTGTTCCGCCTACGGATTTCCAGCCCGGTTAAAAAGATCATCCTCGGCTATTACGTGGAGCCGGCATGAAAGCGCCCGTCGAAGCACCACTTTTCCAGGGTAAACCGGATCGGGTCAACACACCCGCCTGGTTGCAGTATTACCAGCAGATTGAGGACTCGGCTAGGCCCGTAAAGCAACTCCTTACCTTGCTGAATGGAGTGACTAATTACGGGGGAGCGTACGAATCCGCATCATTTATTCGCCAAGCAGATGGCTTAATAGTCCTGAGTGGTTTGGTTAATCTTCCCGTAGGGTATACACTTAATGTTACACCTATCGCCATGCTTCCCGCGGGTTGCAGACCCGCTGCGTGCCACACCTTTGCTGCGGAGTCTTTTAATGCGTACGGCAGGATAGATATTCGTTCGGATGGGAGCATAGTTGCCATGGTCGGAGCGGTAGGTCGTTGGATATCTCTAAGCGCCACATTCGTAGCGGAGCAATAGCATGGTAAAATCACTCTGCCCGACCTGCTATACCGAGATACCCGCCACCGTCTACCCGGACGGCCGATGGGTGGTCATGCGGAAGGACTGTCCCGACCACGGACGGTTTCATTCGATAGTCGAATCCGATGCCGGGTTTTATGACTTTTGCCAGAAACATGACAGCGGTACAATTTACGACGGGCATCTGGTCGATGTGACTACCCGTTGCAATCTGCGCTGCCGGTATTGTTACTATCGGAAGGATGTCGACAACCGCCCGATTGACGACATCCTGGCTGACTGTCAGCGAGCGCCAGGACCATACATCCTGACCGGCGGCGAGCCGACCATTCACCCGCAGATCCACGAAATAATCGAATGGGTAAAAACCGTCGGGCGGACAACCATGCTGACCAACGGCTACGGCCTGTCAGACCTTAACCGAGCGGTGGTATTTGCCGACCAGCTGACCGATGCGGACGGCCTGACGCAGATCGGGCTATCCTTTCACTCTGAAGCGCTCTGGTTCGGGCGGGCACTCACCAACATCAAGAAACTCGGTCTGAAGCTGACCACCCTGTTTTTCGTGGTGGATTCACTGGAGCAGCTGCCCGCCATTGTGCGGTTTGCCGAAGCGCATTCCGACTACTTTCATTGCTACCGGATCAAGATCGCGTCGTCAATTTGGGCGGAACAGAAATCCGCCCGGCTGTTCACTTCGGACATCGTGCGCTGGTTTTCCGAACAGCCTGGGCAGACCGAGTTACCGGCGGCGGGAAAAATTACCTATTTTCCGTTAAAACACAACAATATCTTGTATGCCGTCGTGAATTGGTATAACGTAACGAACATAATTCTGGACGACATAGATACACCCCCCACCTACACTACCAAGGATGGGCAAGTTATGGATTTTGTCAAGGCTATGATTTACAACGAAGGGCTCGGGCAGTGATACGGCTTGCCGATCCGTCAGACATACCCGCCATCGTGACGGCCTGCCGGGATTACTACGACGAAATAGCCTTTGGCCCCCTGAAAGGGCTGTACGAGGACGAGCATATTCACACGACGTTTGCCCCTTGCAACGGGCCGGACAGCGTGCTGGTCATAGCCGAGTCGACAGGGCGGATTGACGGCGTGTTTTTCGCCTATATCCTCCGTAGCACCCCATATCAGCGACAGATTGCCATCGCCCAGGAAATCGTCTGGCATACTGCAACTGACCTGCACCCGTCCCGGCGTATCAACCTGATGGGTATTTTGCTTGGATTCGCCGAGCCGCATCTGCGAGACAAGGGTGCTATGCTGTCCGCAGTTGGCAGTCGGCTGTCCGCCGGCGCGGCGGGCAAGCTGCTGGAAAAGACCGGGTATTCCGCTACGGGTACGGCGTGGCACAAGGAGTTATGACATGAAAACATTCATGCTGCGGGTTTTTTTTGCACCGTTCTGGCTGCTGATGGGTGACTTTTCGTGGATCGGTTCGATGTACTCGGCCCGCAAAGGTAAAGAAGCGGCGGACCAGGGACTAGCAGCACAGACCGAGGCTACCGATAAGGCGCTCGCCCAGCAGCAGGCGCAGTTTGACAAAACGTACGCTTTCAATCAAAAGATGTACGACACACAGCAGCAGCACATGGAGCCGTGGCTTGCGGTCGGCCAGGGTGCTCTTAACGGCCTAGCCAACGGGATAACACAAGGGGGGCGGTTCGCCAGCACACCTACCCTTAATTTTGACGGTAGCCGCTTCGCCCATGCGCCAACCTTTGATGGTAGCCGCTTCGCCAACACCCCACAGCTCAACTTTGACCCGAACAGCGTAAATGTCCTGCAGGATCCTGGCTATAAGTTCCGCATGCAGCAGGGGCAGGATGCTTTGACGGCGGGCAGTGCGGCGGCGGGCAATTACGGCTCGGGCAATCTTGGCGTGGCGTTGCAGAAATTTGGGCAGGATTACGGGTCGCAGGAATACGGCGCGGCGTACAACCGGGCGTATACTAGCGCCCTCGACCAGTATAACGCCGCCGTGCAGGGGCAGAATACCGAGTACGGGCGTTCTCTCGACCAGTACAACGCACTGGTGCAAGGGCAGAACACCGAGTACAACCGGGCGTATACTAGCGCCCTCGACCAGTATAACGCCGCCGTGCAGGGGCAGAATACCGAATTTAACCGCCTGTCCGGAATTGCCGGAACCGGCCAGGTGACAGCATCACAGATGATGGGTGCCGGTAATGCCTTTGCCGCCAATCAAGGGGCTTTGGGGGCTGCAAACAGCGCCAATGCCAGTAACCTCCTGGTCGGCATGGGAAACGCCAGAGCGCAAGGAGCTATCGGGGTTGCCAGCGCTCAGTCTGCCGGTATGACCGGGGCGTTCAACTCGATGGGGGCCAACACCAATCAGCTGATCGGCGGGTTACAGGCTTATAACTACCGCCAGAATTATCAGAACAACATGCAGAATCAGGCTGCGTGGAACAACTACGGGGTACAGCCGGTTGACTACGGCGGGGGCGGCAACTACCAGGGCACCGATATGTATGCGGGGGACCTATACTAATGGAAAACATGCTGACAGCCTACGACGTAGTACGTGCCGGTGTGCAAGGGCAGAACGATGCCATGCAAGCCGCGGCCCACGGCGACATCCTCCAGCAAAACCGACTGGCGCTCAAGGTGCAGCAGATGCAGCTTGCCGAGGCCGAAAAGCAAACCGGTGTCAAGAACTTTCTGGCATCCAACTGGCGGGAAATGGTGCAACCCCCCACCACACCGCCCGCCGGACCTGCACCGCAGCCCGACCCGCAACAGCAGCAAGTGCCTAACAATCTGGTTGCCGGACCCGGCGCACCGTCTGGCCCACCACCGCAGACCGTACAGGGCGGCGTAGGCGCAGGTGTGGCTATGCCGACCGGCGATCCATTGCTTACCACGCCGCCACAGCAGCCCGCCGCCGCCCCGCCGCGCCCACAGTTTCCGTCCGACGATGAGCTGATGGCCGCCGTGCAGTCCGGCAAGATTAAGCCCGAAGTGGCCGACGGAGTACGGGCTGAACGGGTGCAGTTCGAGCAAGCCGCTTTGAAGGAGCGTATCAACACCAAGCTGAATGCCGTACATAAGATGACCGAAAAGTTCATGGACGCCGGGGACGACGAGAAATTCCAGGCATTCACCAAACAGCTGCAAGCCGACCCGGAGATTGCACCCTATCTGCCGAAGTTCGACAGCATCAGCGTGCCCCGCAAGGGCGAGCTGGAAACGGTCATGAAGTACGACAAGACGCAGATGGCCGCTCTGGCGAGCAAATACCCAGAGCTCGGCATAACCCCCGAAACGCCGGAAGGGTCGTACAAGCTGACGGTCAAGAACAACCGCCCAACGAAGTGGGAACCGGTCAAGGACGTTACGGAAGCCACCAAAACGCCGGAACAGCTGCGGAAGGTCTTTGCCGACCCGAAATTGCCCCGTGAAGACCGCGACAAGGCGTTCAATGATTTCAAGCTGTCTTCACTATCCACCAACCAGCTGACCGCCATTGCCACAGACAAAACCCTGCCCATCGAATACCAGCAGTTCGCCAAGGGCGTGCTGGCCGAAGAGGACAAACGGGCAAAAAACCGAACCGAAGTCAAGATACACATGAACGACGGTGACGATAAAGACAGCTTTCACTCCTACACCAAAGAAATGAAGTTGAACGCATTTAAGGACCGCAATCTGGGGACCTATCGCTACCCGTCGGGCATGAAGTCGATGAGTGAGAAGAAAGCCTTTGACGCCGAGTATTACAAGTGGCGGGCAAACGGCAAGATTACAGCTGCCGACGTGGCAGGCGAGCGGTCCGATGCCAAGGCACTTACCGACCTGGTTAAACGCGAGCAGCTGATTGGTACTTTCACCAACCGCATCGAGGCCAACACGAAGGTCGTCGAAGAGGCGTTCAAGACTCTCAACAACAAGGATTCCAGGCTGCTTAACAAGCCGATCAACTCCCTGACCGGCGTGCTTGGGTCGGGTCAGCTACAGTCCGTCAAGCTGGCACTCCGCAGTTTGTCGAACGAAATTGCCAAAGTCGAGTCCGGATCGCTCGGAATTGCCGAAGTGTCCAAGGACCAGGCCGAGTACATGCACAAAGTCCATGACGAAAATCTCAGCCTGAAAGACATGAAAATAATCATGGAGATGGGCACCAAGCTGGGCAAAACAAGCAAGCAGGCACTTGAAAAGCAGCGGACCGAACTCAAGCAGCGGCTCGACGGTGGCGATAAGCAGCCCGACGTTATGGACGCCAAGCCGCCCGCCGCACAGCATAAAAATCAGATCCTCTATGGTCATGGTGCCGATGCCGGGAAGCGTTGGAAGTCCGACGGCAAGCAATGGGTACCGGTGCACTGATGGGCTACTCCTTCGACCCCCCAGCCGCCGAGCAGCAGCAACAGACCGGCTATTCGTTCGAGCCGCCGACTGTCGGTGACGGCGAGCAGTACGCCAACAAGCCAAGCCATACCCCCGGCAAGCGCATCCTACCCCCCAAGTCCGTCAGCACCCGCATAGTTGAAGCACTGCCGAGCCGCAAGACCGTGGCGAAGTATGCCCGTCCGCTGCTTGAAGGCGGCGGGGCTGTCGGCGGGGCGATCCTCGGTACGCCAGCCGGACCGCTCGGCAACGTGGCGGGTGCCGGTCTGGGCTATGCGATGGGCGGACAGGTAGCCAACCTGATCGAAGGAACACCCAACACTTTGACGGGCGCGGCAACCGATGTGAGTTCCGGCGCCATGATGGAAATGGGCGGACAGCTTGCCGGTAAAGCAATTACCGGGGGCGTGAACTTGCTGCGGGAAGCCAAAGCGACGGGTATGCCATTTTCCGACAAACGGAACGCCTGGAAAGCGGCGCAACAGTTTGCCAAGTCGCAGGAACCGGGCACCGCGACCGCCGCTACAGCCAACGCCGGTCGGCAGACCGATACGGATGCCGTCGTGAACAGGCTGCAACCTGCGGTCAAGCCCACCCCCGGTCAGGCATCCGGCAATTATAAATCCGCAGCCCTTGAACAGTCCATGTCAGCCAAGGACCCAGCGTTTGCCGAGCGATTAAAGTACAATGATGCCGAGTTGAACAAAGCTGCGGTCAACAACCTGACCGGTGCCCTCGGTAAGCCCGCCGACCTGCCAGCCGTACAGCCGCGGGAAGTAACCGGAGCCAACACCGTTAAGGCGATTGACAAAGCGATGAAACCGGTACTCAGCAAGGAAGCCGAAATGTGGGCCGATGTGCCTGATTATCACATGCCCGCCGAGAACCTGACCGCGACCGGCAAAGAGCTGCTGACCAGCTCCATGGTCAAGTCCGACAAGCAGCTGGTCAAGGGTATCATGGACTACGCCACGAAACAGCCGAAGACCGTACAGGGGTTGCAGGACATCGAGCGGACTATTGGTGGGGCCATATCCGAATCCAAGAACCCGAATACCAAGCGGCTACTTGGCAAGCTGAAGGATGCCGTGGGGGCGGATTTTACTGCGATGGGAGAAGCCGCCGAGTCCGGCGATGTGGCTTTGCATAATGGTCAGATTGTGTTTCCGTCGCGTCTCAGAGCCGACCTGGCTAGGGTTGAGAAGCAGATCGCCGATACTGCCGTCAAGCCGGATGTTGGTGCCATGTCCGCCGCTCTCCGGAAAGCTGGTGATTCGTCGGCTATGAAAATGGTTGGGGAGTCGCCAGCGGCGTTTGAAGCCCGGGTGATAAAGAGCTATGGCAAGCGAGTCGGCGAGCCGTTGACCATGCCAGACCCCCAGCTTGCCAAACTGACAGAAACCCGCGCTCAACTGACCGACACCCTCGCCAACCTGCAACCGGCGGAAGATGTGGCGGCCAAGTATACGGCGGCCAAGCGGTACTCGAAGGAAGAGAAATTTGACCGGTTTTTCCGTGGTGCGGTCAAGGATGTGCGGACTGGCGGTGATGAAGCTACCGGCCTGCGGATTCCAAATGAGCAGGTGCCAAATAAATTCTTCAGTCCGACGGGCAGCCAAGACCTGATTAAAGCCCTCGGTGGTGGGACCACGGGCCGCACAGCCGCAGCCGAACAGCTGATGCCGCACGCCGTCGAACAGCTGGTCAGCAAAACCGTCGATGCCAATACCGGCGTAATGCGGATCGCTGATGCCGTTACCTGGATGCGCCAGAATGCCAGCACCCTCGACAATCTCGGCTTGACTGATTCCGTGCAGCAGGTTATCAAAGGACAGGTGCCGCGGGCTATCGAGGCCGAACTGGATCTGCTGCGGCAATCCAAGCCGGACATCTTAGGCAATCCGGAAGTTACCGCATTGCAGGCCGCCAAGCTGATCAAGAAGTACGGCCCGCAGGTTGAAAAACTGTACGGTATCAAGGCGATGCAGGCACTTAAAGACTACGGGCAGATGATGCGGATCATCGGGCGGAACAAGTATGTATCGTACAGCAAGGGCAGTACGACCACCGAAAAGATGGATGTTGGCGGTAAGATGGCCGAAAACCTGTCGAGTCTGCTTGCCGTATCGTCAGGCCACGGCTGGCAGTTTTCCGCCGCTAAGAACCTGTTAAAATCCGCTCTGGAGCCGGTACTGGCAGGCAACAAGCAGAAGGTGTCGGCCATCCTACAGGAAGCGTTGATCAACCCGCAGGCTGCCGAAGTGCTGATGAGGATTGCCAAGGCCAAACCGGCAACGGTCAGCGAGAATGCCGCCAAGTGGCTAAAACCGATACTGGTGCAGATGCAAGTATCCAGCAAGCTGGCGACCGAACCCACCCCGCAGGAGGACACCACTGATGCCACACCTTAACCCGGCGGTCAAACAGCGCGGCAAGCTGTTTATAGGCACAGTGGCGGACAGCCATGCAACTATTCGGGAACGCCATCACCTGACCGGCGGCCTGGAGGGTTTCAGCCCATCCAACGCCCCGAAGATGTGGCTAACCCGCCTGATGGCACTCGACTGGTTGAAACGATTCGAGCCGGACATCTTCGGCAAGACGAGGGGCAAGCTACCACCGGAGGGGCTGCATAGCCACATCTACGCTGCTGCCAAGGGTGTCGTGCAAAAACTTACCAAGGCGGAACGCACCCCGCCGCCCGAGCCGGAACCGGAACCGACCGCTGCCGAGGCGGTGGACCTGTCGGATAAGACGGCCATCGTCTATGACCGCGGCGGTCTGTACCTGTACTGCGCCGAAAAGTTGGCTGAAAAATACAAGCGTGTAATGTACTATCTCGCCGATGCCGACGCATATCCGACCAGCCAGAAACACACTATTGGTGCGGGTCTACCGAATGTCGAGCGGATCGCGGATTTCTGGAAGCACTTAGACGAAGCGGATGTTGTCTATTTCTTCGACTGCTATGATGGCGAGTTGCAACACTACCTGCGCGGCAAGGGCTACAAGGTCTTCGGGTCAGGCCGCGGCGAGCGGGTCGAGATTGACAAGGTGAAATTCCTTGACATCCTCGGCGAATTGGAGCTGCCATGTGCTGAAACCTACCAAGCGCAAGGAATGGATGACCTGAAAAAGTACCTGACGGAGCACGACGGGCAGACCCTCTTCCTGAAGAACCTGCACCGTGGCGATTTCGAGTCCCGCAAGTTTACCAGTCTGGCACAGTCCAAGCCATTCCTCGACGACCTGCGGAAGAGGGTCGGCACGGCGTCCGATACGATGGAAATCCTCGTACAGCACAAGATCGATGCCGACTTGGAAGTAGGCTATGACGGCTACTGTGTCGATGGTGAGTTTACAGGCAACTGCATTATCGGGTATGAAATTAAGGACAAAGGTTTCTGCGGCAAGGTGTTTGAAGAACCGCCGGAAATCGTCAAGGGCATTAATGACGCTTTCGGCCCGGTACTTGCCAAGCTGGGCTACAACGGCAACTACAGTACGGAAATCCGGGTGACGAAGGATGGCAAGCCGTACTATATCGATGCTACCTGCAGGGTACCGAGTCCTCCGGGGGAAGTCCTCTGCGAGCTCTACGAAAATTGGTCGGAGGCAACCTGGCAGATCGCCCATGGCATCGTGCCAGAACTCGAACCAAAAGCTGCGTACTGTGCGGAAATCATTCTGACCTCGGCATGGCATGAGCACCATGAGCTCCATGTGTCCATCCCGAAAGCAATCCGCCAGTTTGTCAAGCTGAAAAACCACACGATGCGGGACGGCGAGTTTTACTGTGTGCCCAATGGCAACGGGGGATTCTTCGGCGCGGTTGTTGCATGGGCTGATACGTTGGATGAAGCGATAGAGCTGGTTCTTGACCGCGCCAAGCAGATCGAAGCCGACGAGCTGGACTACGACGACAGCCTGTTTGACGCAGCACGGGAACAGATCGAAGCGGGGGAACGGCATGGAATCGAGTTCTGACATGAAACGCATCGTCGTAGAGTTCGTGCCGCAGCATAAGCAGACATACCCGACCCTGGGAGACTATGGTGAGAACGAGCATAATGTCTGGTTTCGGATTACTTCTTTCCCAGACAATCCGGCCTACTCCATAGCCGTCCTACTGCACGAAATCCTTGAATTTTACCGTAACAAGCAGCTCGGCATTACGACCCGCCAGGTTGACGAGTTTGACCTGTCACACCCGGAACTTGACGACCCCGGCCTATCACCCGCCGCGCCATACCATAAAACTCACATGGAGGCTGATGCACTGGAACGGCTTGCCATCCTGTTCTTCGGTGAAGACTGGGTTGAGTATGAAGCCGCAGCCGCCAAACTGTTTGAAGGAGTCACCCCATGTCCTTAGTCAACCTCTGCCCACCCCTTGCCTACCGCGAGTTTACCGATGCCGGAGCGCCCCTTGCCGGGGGTAAGCTGTACACTGCTCAACCCGGCACCGTGGCGGGTCCGGCGCAGTCCTTTCCGAAAGCGACCTACACCGACGCAACGGGCAACGTGCAGAACGCCAATCCGGTGGTCCTCGACTCGGCAGGCCAGGCAAACGTCTGGCTGAATGGCTCGTACAGCATGGCACTCTACGATGCTGCCGGGATATTGGTTCGGGCGACCGACGGTGTGGCCGGATCGGGCGGGGGGGCTTCGGCAGACTCGGTTACTTACATCTACGCCGACGCCACCAGCGGTCAATATAACGCTAACATTCTTGCCGCCAACAATCCGGCTGCGCCTGGGGTGTATGAGATAAGCAAGATTGATGCTTCTGGTAACTCGGTGGTAATCACTCCGGCGACCGGTACCGTGCTGGGAGCGGCGAGTGTAAGTCTAACCAAGCAGGGCGAGGGAATTAGACTGAAACGGTACACAACGGGTAATAACTGGATGGTATCAGGTGAGCGGCAGCCGCATCGTGGCGCTGTTGTGTATAACAATTCTACCAGCCGAGCGGCCAACATCACGTGGGCAGCGGAGCTGTACGACACAGACGGCATCCACGAGGGAGTTACCCATCCGTCCCGGCTGACCATGCCGGTGGGTGCGGCTTGGGCCAAGTTTAAAATGCAAACCAACTATGTGGCGGCTCCGGCTGGTTCGGCAGGAGACCCGAGCGTATTTTTGATAAAAAATGGCGGTTCAGGGGGGAGTTACGTTGGGTCAGCTTTCCTGCAAACCGCCGCAGGTCTGACCGGCAGTAAGTTAGGTGTGGTTCTCGAAACCGCCTGGATACCGGTTGTTGCGGGGGATTACTTCGAAATTTCTACGTCCCATGATTTTATGACTGATACAACGGGGGGACTTAACTGGTTTTCGGTAGAAATAAAATCGTATTGACAAAGTGGTACAACGTGGTACAATCCTTTTAACCAAAGGAGGTATCACCTATGAAAAACACATCGATCAGGCTGAGTGCAGAAGCGGAAAAAGCGTTGGGGTGGCTGAAGGAACAGACCGGGGGATTCAATTTGAGCAAGGCTATAAATCAACTGATAATTCTGACCGCAAAGGCAAAAGGGTGGCTCGGCTGTCTGCTGGCTGTCGTGCTGCTGGCAGGGTGTGGTGACGGTGGTGGGCAGCCTGTTGTGGGTCGGACTCCCGGTGCAACAGGTGTGTACTATGATGCTGTCGGGTATCATTCCATAAGTAACAAAATGCTGCCAGACACGGCACTGTCTATTCAAGACGATTTTGCGAAAACAAAACAGTGCGTCAGGGAGCATTACGCCGGACCCGTATACGATGGCATCCCGCGGATTGTCGAGTTCGCTGGGGTATTTACCTGCTTCGGACAGTGGGCATCAAGGGGATGTACTGATACATCAACCGATACGATCACCATTGCGATAGCCGACGTGCCGGGGTTTACCAACCCACATTATGCGCTGTCCCATGAAGCAATCCACTGGCTGACCGGGCTCGGTAACGAATACCATGGTTCACCGCTATTTACGGCTTGCGAATTGCCAATATAAAAACCACCTGAAGGAGTACCCCCCAAATGGCCGAGCCTTGCAAACAGGAAGATAAGATAACAGCCATCAACAGCACACTTGCTCGGCTTGAAGACGGCAACGGCAGAGTGTTGCTAGTACTAGAGCGGATCGCCGAGCAAGGAGCTTTCATCAAGTCCCTGCAAGAACAGGCAAACCGTCAGGAAAAAGACACCGAAAACCTGTTTAAACGGATGCGGGACATCGAGATAACCGTAGAGGGTGACAAGGTTAAGATAGGGGGGATCGTCGCGGGCGTTTCCCTGTTCGTCAGCGCCATCACTGCGTTTATCGTGAAACTGTGGAAATAACCTGTACAGACTGCCCGTACTGCGGTAAGCCGGAATGCATTTATAACATTTATTGCCCGTTACTTACGAAGGAGAAACCCGATGAACAAGCTGGACACCCTCGAACCTGATTTTAAGCCGCTGGTCGAACAGCTCATAGCCAAAGTGAATGATGCCACCGGTTTGTCATGGGGCATCAGCGACGGTCGCCGGACTATGGCGCAACAGGCTGCTATCTACGCTCAAGGTCGGACCGCCCCCGGCAAAGTAGTCAGTAATGCTCCCCCCGGCTCGTCGGCCCACAATTTCGGATTGGCGGTTGACCTCTGGCCTATAAAAAATGGGGATTTCGATTGGGGTACAGCCGACAAAGTGTTTAAGGTTATGGCGGACATTGCCGTATCTCTCGGGTTGACTGCCGGGTACTACTTCCATAGTATTCACGACGCCCCCCACGTGGAGCTGTCCCGTTGGAAAGAGCAGCAAGCCCTCTGGAAAGCGGGTAAGCTGGAGGTCGCCTGAAATGATCAAGCTATGCGCCGAACTATGCAAACAGAGTTACGACGATGCCGCTACCGGGTACGTCGAAGTTGAAGACCTGCGGTACGGCATCCGCCAGACCGACACCCACATCATTGTGGTTATCCGAGGTACAGCCAACGCGGAAAACTGGCTGCGGGATGCCGATGTGATACCGAAGAAATCCTGCCGGGGATTCATCGCACACGCCGGGTTCGTCAATTCATTTCAAAAGTTATGTGCGGCGGGGCTGCTGGGGGCCATTCCGACCGGCAAGCCAATCATTGCCACCGGGCATTCGCTGGGCGGCGCGGTGGCAACTCTGCTGGCCGAACGGCTTAACTGCCGGCTGATTACTTTTGGCTCGCCGCGGGTATACTTCCGGTTCTTCAGTACGCCGGTACTCGACCATGTAAGGGTTATCGGCGAGGACGATCCGGTACCAGGCATCCCCCGGATTATGTACCGGCACCTGACCAACCCTATCGTGCTGACGGACGACGGATTGCCGATTGACATTTCCGATCATTTTATGGCAACGTATCTGGCAAAACTCGCCTTACGGGAGGATATAGAATGAGCATCGTCATACCAACCATCGCCAGTGTGGCTACTGCGGTTGCAGCCGCCGATCATTTTCTCGCCAACTCGAAAGCCGTCATTCAGAACAGCGTGGGGCCGTTCTTGTGGGCTCTCATTACCCGGCAGCCATGGAAGGCTGTACTACATCAGGAGGAAGAAAAAATGCTCCAACTTTCCGGTATTACCTCGTTTTTTGCAGGTCTGAAAGAAGAACTCGTCAAGGCCGAACCGATCATGGATGAATGCCTCACCCTGATCGACAAAGCGGCCAAGCTGTCGGAAGTCATTGCGCCGTTCTGCGGTCAGGCGGCCCCCGCAGTTGCCGAAGGTGCGAAGATAGCCGACGGTCTGGACCTGGCAATCAAGTCGGCCCTCGAAGCGCACATTGCCGCCGGCAGTACCCCCGAAAGTGCTGCGGTCGCTACCAGCGCCGTACTTCAGGCTGTCGCTGCGTCAGGTGTCGTTTCAGATACGGGGCATGTTGCCGAGCTGCAGAACATCGCTGCTATTGTGACGGCTCTCAACCCCGCCGCGCAGAACCTCGATCCCTAGTCCTTCCGGTACCGCCGACCGCGCCAGCCGCCAGCTGCCTTAACCGGCCAGCTGGCGGCCCACGGCGGCATCTGTGACATTATCCGCTCGAACTCTTCGACCGACCCCCAACCTTTCGGTACTTCGGCTACAATTTCGTCATGCACATGGAGTACAATCGGGTACCCGGCTTTATCCAGGTTCAACATGCTGTACGCCAGAATGTCGCGGGCTACGGCCTGAATAACATTTTCCGCCAGCTTCGGCCCGTAGGTGTCGAGTTTCATCCAGCCGACCGGTCCATTCAAGTAGTTGCTGTTCCACCCCATGTAGGTCAGGCGAAGTGTCTGTTTACCCCATGAAGTTGTACCCATTTCCAGCCGCGGCGTGTGGTATGTGAGATTGCGGCCCGACGGCAGACGACAGTACAGCACGTTGTCCTTCACGCCATAAGCTACGTCTCGAAACTGATAACACCGGCCCGGATGTTGAACTGCTAAAAATGCCGCATCTTGCAGGCCATACCAAAAACCCAGCGGCTGTCCCTGGTACCCCTGACCAGCAATGGCCGGGCTGGCGATCCGCCATGCCTTGACGTTTTCCTGTATCTCGTCGTCAGTCATGAACTCGTCGGCACCGAAGTTTTTCCAGGCACCAAGACCCCCACCGTACTGTGACGCCAGCGAAGCTACTTTGCCCAGTTTACGGTGTGGATGATGCTTGTCGTTTTCTTTCTTATAGTTCAAGTACTCTTCGACGGGCCGCCCTGTCACTTTGCTGGCCGTCGCTTCATATATCTTACAGTGGGTGTTGAATACATCCATCTGCCATTCTTCCCCCGCCATAAACGCCATCACGACGGCTTCGATAGCTGAGAAGTCCGAGCAGATCAGGTCGCGGCCCGGCGATGCGGCAAACAGCCCACGCAGACAGCCGGAAATGGTGTCTACCGCATTGCCATACGCCTGTTCGACGGTATACAAATCGCGGCTCGCCATGACCAACAGTGCCCGTTCGACCTCTTCAGTAGGCAGACCACCGGGCATGTTCTGCGGCTGAGGTCCGCGGCCCGCCCATCTGCCTGTCCGGTCAGCCCCGCAGAACGCAAACAAGTCCCGCAGCCGCCCATCCGCTGACAGACGGCGCTCGATGGCAAACAGTTTCTTGACCGAAGCGGCGCCAAGCATGGACCGGATTTCAAGGACCCGCCGGACCGCACCCTGCACGTCAGCCCGTTGCAGCAGACTTTCAACCGCCTCGGCATCCAGGGAGGCGGTCGGCAGTCCTTGCGCGGCCAGCCAGGCGGTTATCTTCGCCAACTCACCGGCTGACTGCACGGCACCACCGGTAAGCTGCTGCAGCTCGGCGGTGTACCGTGCCTCGGCCTGCCGGAATATCATAATGCAGTTCTGCAACGCTTCCTGGTCGATGTGAACACCTCGGATGTTGATGCGCTGGTCGAGCTGCCACAGTTCCAGCTCGGCGGCTGACAGGTCGGGGCATCGCTCGCTGATAGCTGATTCGGCTTTTATGTCCTGAATGTTGTAGGTGTACAGCTCGGCTTGTGCAGTGGGGTCGGTACATCGTCCGCCTGGTCGCTTGGCGGTCGGCTGCTGGGGAACGCACAGCTTGCGGATCAGGGCTGCGCCTTTGCTGTCCTTCTGTTCGGCAACCCGCAGCACTTCGGCGGCTTTTTCCAGCTTGCCGGGTAGCGAGTGGGCGCGGCACTTTGCCATTGAGCAGCGTTGCTGACTGACGGGCAGCGGCGGCCAACCCATCCGCTTGTGGCAGACGTTATGCCAGATGTAGAACTCAAACCCCGAGTTGTGGGACTCGATCAGACCACCCGCCGCGATGTGGTTAAATAGATCGGTGGGTGGCGACATGCCGGGTACCCACAACCGCGGACCGATACGGTCTTTCAGGTCGTAGGCGAGGGACAGCACCACCGTAGACGGATGTTCGGAATAGACCGGCGCACCGACAGCCGCCAGACCGGGACCCGTCTTGGTTACGCCATGCCACCGTCCGTCCGGAGTCTGGTAATACCCGGCTTCTGAATAAACTTCAAAGTCCATGGACGGCAGGATTGTTGACCAGCTTGTGCCGGCGGGTACCCTCACCCCGCCACCATCTCATACATCAGTACCAGCGTGGCCGACCGAATTACCGGCAAAACGACAATCAGCTGGATGTACAACGGTCCTTCCCCAGCGATCCGCAGTCTGACGGTCGGACGGTCCGGCACCAGCAGCTTACGGGCATTAAGCAGCATGTCGGCAAGCATCACTGCGTCAAACCGCGCTTCGCCGTTCGCTTCAGGTGGCATCCTGCCGAGCAGGCTGGTAAAATCCGGTATGTTGGTGGGCCGACCGTCGGCGTACATCAGGCACTCGATGCCGTCGGTAAACATTATCTGCCCGTCGAACAGCGCAACCGTCACCCGTTCGCCCGACAGCTTGGCAAGCAGTTCCTTTGCCGCAGCGGTGGGCAGAGCAAATATCGGACTACCGGCGTGCGGGTGACTGACCGCCAGGCTGATGGATGCCAGCTGTTGCCAGGTACAGCCGTGGACCAGCAGGGTGCCGGACTGCGACAAGTCAAAAAACACGTGGTTGAGGTCAGGCGAGTGGCCCGACGTGTGGATGACCGCCAGATTGACGGCTTGCTTAAATTCTTTTATGGGTATCATAATCGACAGCTCCCTGTTAAATCGTAAACATACAGTGGTGTCCGTTTACAACTCTTTCTGATCTTTTCCATTGCCTCGGAAAATCCGCATTCCCGCCAGAATACACCGTCAACGTCAATCTTAAACCTGCCGCGTCTGCTGCCGGGGTGATACAGCATTACATGAGATCGACCTGTTACCAGATTATCGCAAAACCGTTATCCTTTTATCGCCACTATCTGAGTTTTATGGGTTTTTGAGCATGTCGCGCAAAGAACCGACCAATCTCCCACATTGCCTAGCTTGTACCGCTCAAATTTTGAAAGTACCTCTCCTGCTACTTTGGCAAAAGGACGGTCTTTGTTCCACATATCCTCCTGCTCGTATTGCAAATCGGCATCATAAAAAGCCTTGCCGCCACATACATCGCACGATCTATAATCTGCACCCGCCATGATATTGCTCCTTTTAGCTTCGCTACCCCAAAGGGTAACCATTGGCTGTTGCGGTGAACCCGCAAAGCCTCAAGCCGTTAAAATCTGCTCCCAAGTTTTCTCCACTCGGAAGGATGGCGTTTGGCAATTCGCATTAGTTCTGCTAGTTCACTTTCCGATGCGAATTGCCTGTATTCACCCTCTATCTCAAATATTAATTGATTGATTGGCTGCAAAATTTCTTCAGTATGGAAATCTCGCAAATATCTTAATTTTCGGCGCAAGCAAAGAGGGCATGTTGCGTGTTCGGAATTATCCGTCCATACAACATCACTTATTTCTGCGCCACACCACATATTAACCGTGTCAAATAGGTGTATTGCGCCACTGCGTACAACGTCCTCAATGGAAGCATAGTTCCACCGAGCACCAATAAAAACATCATCATAGGTTCGTTGCATCCATTCAGGATACTGTATTGGTATTGTCTGTGTAGATAAATTGTCCATGATTTTAACCAGTCATTCGTGACTGACCTCCGCTGCGCTACGGCAGCACAATTTTGTCGTTATCCCTGTAGTGATTTCAGGAAGTCCCACACTGTGCGATATTCCTCATTACGGTAGCTTCCAGCGGCGTAAATCCGAGTTTCGCCGTGATTGTGGCCATCCCGTTGCAGAAAATCCTTGCAGCCCTGTTCCGTGAAACAGGCCGTGACAAACTCCCAGCGATCCTTGTAGCCGGCACGACTGAAAGTGTCAGGCTCTTCAAGTGTGTCGTCATATTTCGCTTCCAGTTTCTTGGCTTTGGCCTTGGAGACCTCGCAGCCTTCATCATCTAGCCAGATATGATTGTCGGTGTATCGGGTGTCATAGCCGTAATCCCGGACTTTCTCTTGCACGATGAACAGCGGCGCATCAGTAATTCGGTTGTCTTGTGTACGAACCAACTCGCCAATAGCCAACAGATCGGCAGAGAGGGGATAACAAGCAGATGAACCGCCCTCTCCTCCGTTCAACAGATGTGCATTGCTACCGTCAAACAACTCGTCAACTTTTCCCATAATTCCCCCTATGGTGGTCATCCGCCGAACCGTTATAGTGCTCTATGGCCCTTCGTCGATGTCGTCAATTTCTGACCGGAAAATTTGCCATGCTTTGAGAAAATCCGCCGCTTCGTTTTCAGGAATATAAATGGCATTTTCATAGGTGTCATGCTCAAAATTCCACCTAGTATTCCTAGTAACTGCATGTAGGCCGTTCGGTATCAACTCAGTGTCAGTGGGCTTATTTTTGCGGACCAGTTTTTCAATGTGCTGAACGTCCGCCATCGGCACCAATACTGTTTTGCCGTCGTAAATTGATTCTTTCGCTTTTCCCATAATTGTCTCCTTTGCAAATTTGATGGTTCGCACTATAACCATTGCGTGGAAACAGGCGCAAAAACCCGCGCTGTTCACGCAACAGCCGTTATATTTACTCTGCAACCTCATCGTATTTGCCGTGAAGTTCATCCCAGAGGTAATTGACCGATTCAACAAGGTCGATATTCTCAGGGCCAACAACCTTGCCGTTTTTCCGGAATGCCACCATATTTACAAGGAGTTTTTCCATGACCACTGCACAGCTTGCAGGATTGTCAAAAGTGAATGTCACTGTGGCATTATCAATATCTTCACCCGATACCATCATGCCGTCTTGCCTGTCCAGATCATCAGGATTTTTAGCACCGACCTTGCCAGCGCCGCGCCCTTGTTCAAACAGCACGTGTTCAATTTCCCCATTGCCGCACTGAGTTATTAAAATGTCACCTTTTCCAAATCTCAAATTCATTTGTCATGCCTCCTGTTTTGGGTATGTCCGAGCCACAAACCACGCTTCATTTTTCCCTGGTGACTGGCGTTTCGGCAATTGCCGCTTATCATCACAACTCCAATAAACTGTGCAGAACTGGCAGCCGTGCGGAGATTTTTCACATTTCCCGTATTTCATTCAACCGTGTCCGGGTACTCTGGATCTTCCGGGCATGGGCAAAAATCAGGGAATTGCTTAGTAGATATAATTTCCGCATTCGGTATTAGGCAACAGCCGTGAACATTCACGCCGAAATTATCCTCCATGAATGCCGGGCACTCTTCGCAACTTTCAACCAGTTCGCTGTAAATCCTCATTTCTTCCCCCAGTCATGTTTCAGCCCATGCAGGCACCGCTTACAAGTAACTTCGCCCTTGTCCTTTTCGTGCATCAGAAACGCCGGGGCATTGTCTACCTTAATCCCGCAGAGTATTTTTTCACCATTGAACCAGTGAACAGGTTTCATTTGCATTCCTCCTGATATTTGCAAAAATCGCACGTTGACGAGCCCGGGGCGTAATCTCCTAGACAATCCGGTTCGCCGCTATCATCGTCAAAATCCTCACCCACCAGATCATCAGTAATCGTTCCTCTGCCGCAACAGAGCTGGCAGGAAGGGTCTAAATATCCGTTCATGCCTACGCACTCAGGGCACAACATCACAAAAACCCCTGTTGCAGACACGCCTTGAATGCCTCAATAATGGCAGTGTCAATGTCCACCTCTTCCCCGCCATTCGCCCCGCCTATGCCGTCCTCATCCCATGTGTGCCATGCAGTAGTATGATAGACTGAAGCGATAGACTGCTTCTTCCTTCCGATAGGGTACAAGTCAAGCTGAAGCGGATTCATGCCCGTAATTTCCCACCGTGCAACCGGCTCGCCATCAGGAAACAGCCGGGTGTATCTTGATAATGCGGGGTCTATCCCCATCTGTGCCGCCTCTTCGTGTAAGAACCTTTCAGTATAGTAAGGTTTCACCAAATCCTCCTTTCGTAAATATAACAAAACGCTCGAAGCCGACCGCTGCGCGGCGGTTCAGCTCAAGCCGTTATAAAAAAAAGGGCGGTCAAGGAGCTTTTGTGTTCTAGGCTCTTTTCGACTCTTACCTAACACTTAGACCCTCGTTATTACGGCAGCATGTACCCCTCGGATATAAGCAGCGCGTCAGTCCACGCCGGATTCTGTTTGAACTGTTCGTAAGTGGCACCGTTCGCCTTGGCGGTCATTACGTGCGCCGGGGCGGCGGGCGGCGGTGCCATCGGGGGATTCAAGAAGTCCGGCGCGGGAGCTACAGCGCCGGGTATCGCCGGACCCGCCGGTGGTGCATACGCAGCTTGCGGACCCGCCGGTGGTGCATACGCAGCTTGCGGACCCGCCGGTGGTGCATACGCGGCTTGCGGACCTGCCGGTGGTGCGTACGCAGCTTGTGGACCCGCTGGTGGAGCATACGCAGCCGGCGGACCTGCCGGTGGTGCATATGCTACTTGTGGACCCGCCGGTGGTGCCCCGCCGAATGCCGCCGCGGCATCCACCCCACCAACAGGCAGACG